AGGCGGGTCGGTGTACCGTCAGAAGGAAAAAACGCGATTTTTCCGACCGGGGTATGCCGAGCTCCTACCATTTTTCCTCGTTCGTAAACCTCTGCCGACCTCCTGCGTAGGCTCCACGTCCGTGTATGCGCTCGTGGCAGTCGTGACACAGCGGCATCAGATTCGATTCGGTGTAGGCAAGCTCCGGATGCTCCCGCAGGTGCTTGATGTGATGCACGAGTGTCGCCCAGCTGAGCTTGTGCTCTGCTTTGCACATCCTGCACTCGCCGTGCGCTGCCCGAATGATCTTGTGTGAGAGCCGCCTCCACCCTTTGCTGTTGTAGAACTCTGCCGTTCTGCCCTCAGCGATCAGAACGCGGATCTCGTCAGTCGTAAACATACTGCCTCCGTAGTTAAAGCAAAAGCACCGGACTATTGCCCGATGCCCTGCATGGTGTTACGAGAAGGTATATACAATGGCACGAAAGCGGAGAAGGGAACCCGCAGCTCTTAACACTGCGGGAAAGCGTCTCGCTTGCCTCCGCCGCTTTTACTGCAATTATAATCATACCACACTTCCGGGTAAATATCAACGGGTATTTGCGGGTATGTTTACAGAATCTATTGCTTTTTTTCTTACTACGCTCCCAATGTACTGTGAAGAGTAGTTCGTTTCTGCGGCAATCTGGCGTTCTGATTTGTATGCAAGGAATCGCATTCTCAGATATGCCTGATAAATCGGATTCTGAACACGCTCAATTGCCGCCCTGATCTCCGCTTCCACTCGGTCAAGCTCCCGCTGCACGGCATTCAGCTCCGCCTCGGTCTCGACGAGTGCGAGGTATTTTCCCTCTGTTCCGTTGCCGGATCTGCCGCAGCGCTCCCCGCTGGAGATTCCAGCATAGTCAGCTCTGCTCAGCCGTTCCGCCCGTTCTGCTCTCAACCCGATCAGACGAAGGCGGAGGGGGCGGCTTCTACTCAGCCACTCCACTTTCATTTCCCGTTCTGACTTCAATTCTATCACGTCCTTTCGTTTGGATGCCCGATTTTAAGGCACTGTCGTTCAAATTCCGTCATGTCATTGCCGCAGTAAACGCAGTCAGGAAACGGACACCGGAAGCAGTCACGCTTGCAGGAAGGCTTTGTCTCCTGCTCCTGCTCCGGCTGCATGAGATTGAAATAGGCTCTGCGGTTGCTTTCCCAGTACAGCAGGCTTTGTTCAGTTTCCGTCATGTTCCGTCTCCTTTCTGCTTGTCAGGCTTCGATTTTCCCATTTTTGTCATTGTAATGCTGCTGTTTGTGTTGGTACGAGGTTCAAACCATACGCAGGCAGGATCCATCCCGTCTACGCGATTATAATATGAAGAACGCGGCAAATGATAGCAGATTCCGGAATAGATGGTTTGCACAAAATGATTACAGTTCCGGCACTTCGGCAGCGGGTTGTCACTCATAATATTTTACCTCCATATCGATGCGTTTCATCTGGCGTTTAAGTTTTAAGCCGGTTCTCCAGTCGGCTCCACATTTCCATTTATTTCGGCTCTTTCCCGGCAGAAGTCCTCGTAGCTCTGGAAGCGCATCTGCATACGGTCAAAGTCGATGCCATGCTTTTCTGACATGAGTGCGATCACATCATCTGCGTTCGGCGTTTTGCCAAGAATCTGATCCGGCATATTGCACACGGCAAGATACCATTCAAAGCATTCCTGCAATTTTCGGGTGCTGTAGCCGTGCATAGCCAACGCCCAGAGGAACTCCGCTACAGCCTGCCGTGAAATGTACGGCGCATTTTCTGCCACGCTGTCATAAATGATTTTCTCGTAATTGTCGGCGATATAACGGTCAACCCTGTTTTTTTCTTTTTCCTGTGCTGTTTTTCTGCTGAGTGCTTTCATGTTGATCTCTCCCCTCTGCCTAATGTGTGACAGTGCATTCCGAACCACAGGTTGGACAGTCGCATTTGTAATCTACCTCGTTGTACTGTATTGGAAATGTTTCATATTCGTCCTTATTTGCTATGAACACACAACCACAGAATTCACATTTGAAAGAAATTGATCCTTCCGGAAGTTTACCTTTTTTGACAATTATCATGTGTTATCCCTCCTGCTGATTATCTTTATTTGGCGGTTCCGGCAGCGGCATCCAGTGTGTGACTTCTCCGAAATTGATATTAACATACATCGTGTAATTATCCACCCATAACATTTCACCGTCAATCAGCTCATACCACGATTCCATGATGTGAACTCCGTCAGTGACCATTACATGAGTACCGGGTTCATTCGGCATTTTCTCACTGCACGGAATCCAATTTGTCATCATCAGTTTCAGAAGATACCGCTTTTCCAGTGCTGTCAGTTCTTTTGAGTAAACAATCTTCCTGCGGAGCTGTGCTTTTCCATTCTCACTCATCGTTTCCGCCTCCTGCTTCATATTCCGAAATATCCTCCACTTTAAATACACGAAATCCGCAATCCAATTGCTTGATTCGCTCCTCTACTGGAAGTTTTGCAAATTCTGCCGCTTTGCGTTCTGCTTCAGCCTTCTTTTCCTGTTGCATGGTATTCCAGTCTTTTTCCGTAACAACAAAGAATGTATTTCTGGTACGCACCTGTGTTGGCGTTTCGGTGTGCGAATCCGCATTCTCAGGTATGTCGCATTGAATCAGGCTGTTAAAGATTTCATTTTTATCCCGACCGGTCAGAAGTGAAAGTGTCTCACAAGCCCGGTTCAGAGCATCAGCAAAAATTCTTGCTGTATCCCTGAATTTGTGTTCTTGCGGACTTATAAATTCGCGTTCTTCAATCTGCTTCTTGCTATATCCTTTCCAGACAATCGAAAACGGCATATAAGTTTTTAATTTGCCTTTCTTGTCAAACAGCGGCGCCATTTTGATAGAAATTCCTTTTGAATTGTACAGAAGATTCAGCATATCCGCTTTGTTCTGGCATAGAAAGCGCAGGATATTGATTATGGTTTCAGGCTTTTTCATGACACGCTTTTCATCAATATCATTTGAAAGAAAGTCAATCAACCAAAGAGAAATTTGTGAAGCTCCCCACCAGATAAAGCGGGATTCAAGTTCACTCTCATCTTCCTTTTTCATTCCGATTCCTCCAATCTCTCCAATTCCGTTTTCCGAAAAACCTGATCTCCGGTCATAATTGCAATCATCTGAATACAAAGGCGCAGGCGTTCCCGTTCGTCCTGTTCGTGCGCGATGTCGGTTCTCAGACCGCCGATTTTTCGGATATTGTCCTGCTGTTCCCGGTAGACGGCGCAGCATGTGTCATAGGCGGCAGTGAATTCCTTGTACCGCCGGATGATCCGCATTTTCCTGCTGTGAGCCGTGTCCTTGTCGATCTTCCCGTTCCGGTACGTTGCCCAGAGTGCCGAAAGCGTCTCATACAGGCAGGCGTCCGGCAGATTCGTGAACTCCGGCAGAGGCTTGTTATCGCGTGCAAGGCGTTCAATTTCCTCCAGTGTCATCCACCCACCCCCAGCAATTTCAAAGCGTCCTCCGGTGATCTGCACACACCTGCGATCGCACCATTGGCAAGCATCTGCTCGATGAACCGGAGCTGATCGGGCGATGCCCTGCCGGTCAGCGTCTTGACCTCGATGTAAAATGCACGCCCGTCCGATTTCCGATGCCCGAACAGGTCAGAGAATCCAACCGGCACACCTGTCCGCATCGGTCTGCCGTCCTTGGTGTAACACAGCCCGACATTGACCCGGAACACGTCACAATACGGCGACAATGCCACACGAATCTGATTCTGAATGTCTGTCTCTGTCATAGAAAACCTCTCTCCTTCGCTTGATGATATGCCCAACCGGGCTTATAGCCTTTCTTTTTGGCGAGTGCGAACAATTCCTTTGCACTGCTGCACTCTTCCGCCGAATCAATCATAGCAACCTTGCGTTCGATTTTGGCAAGCTCCTGCTCCTTCTTTTCTTCGAGGATTTCTTCTTTCGTTTTCTGGTAGATGTGACCGCAGTTCGGGCATTTCGGAGCCGAATTGTGCGTAAAAAAGCATTGCGGACATTGCCGGACGTGAACCGTGTTCTCCTGCGTTTTCTGCGGCTTCGGGTCAAGTGACCACGTCCTGTCCTGATCGGGAAGTCCGAACCGGTGAACATTGCCCACATGGTCGATAATGACAGCACGCTTTCCGGGAACGTATCGCATGGAGCGCATGGACTGCTGAATAAACAGCGTGAGTGATTTGGTCGGTCTGAGCAGGATGCAGCACCCGCAGTCGGGAACATCGAAGCCCTCGGAGATCAGATCGACGTTGCATAAAATCTGAATTTTCCCGTCCCGGAAGTCCTGAATGATCTGTGAACGTTCGATTTTCGGGGTATCGCCGTCGATGTGTGCGGCAGGGATTCCGGCATCACGGAACCGTGCCGCCATCTCTTCAGAGTGCTGTATGGTCGAGCAGTAGCAGACCGCTTTCACACCATCCGCAAGTTTCCGGTAATGTTTGAGTATGTCGCCATAGATTGCCTTGTCCATGAGCAGTTCCGCCGCCTGATTCTGGTCGAAATCTCCGCCGGACTTCCGTTTCAGGTCAGACAGGTCAGCCACCTGCGGCGCGTAGTAATCAAAATCCGACAGGCAGTTCCGAAAGATCAGCTCCCGGACACTGGGTCCGATGATGAGCTTGTCGTTGATCTCACCCAATCCGCCGCCGTTCAAGCGGATCGGGGTTGCTGTCACGCCGACACCATAGGCGCTCCGGAACGTCTCATAGATCCGCCGGTAGGATTTCGCAAGGCAGTGATGGTTCTCGTCGGTGATAATCAATTTGGGGGCTTCAATTTTCCCGATTCTGCGTGTAATCGTCTGCACCATGCCAACGGTGCAAAGCTCCATATCCACGCCCCAATTTGTGAACGTGTCCTCGATCTGCTCGCACAATTCCCGGCGATGAACCAGAAATAAAACCCGGTTTCCTCTGTCAGTCGTCCGCTTTGCCATTTCTGCGGTGATGATGGATTTCCCGCCACCGCATGGAATCACGATGCAGGGGCGTTTGTAGCCCTGTCTCCATGAAACAGCTACGTCATAGATAGCTTTCTGTTGGTAGTCTCTCAGTTTCGTTTGTATCACTCCTTTTTGAATGGGGAACATGTGGAACACTGGGGAACATGATGTTCCCCGGATTTATTGCCGATATTGCGTTGATAATTGCTTGTTGGGGAACTGGGGAACAAATTCGCGCATTTTGTCTATAGAAAAAACTGTTTTCTGATTCCGCTTGTTTCTTCCCGTCCGGATTTTTTCTTCTGTAGGTGGTGTGTATATGGGGGAAATGTTCCCCAGTTCTGAACGATAATAAAAAATGTCTTAAAATCGGGAAAAATCACTTGCTTTTATGGGGAACATATTGTTCCCCGCATGTTCCCCATCATAGCAGTTCGTCCGTTTCCTCCACCTGAGCAGTCGGGAGCTGCATCACAACACATTCCACGGCAACACCGCCGATGCGTTTATTCTTCGTATACGCCCGCCCCCGCGTCTGGATCAGCCCCTTGACTTTCAGCCAGGACAACAGCGCAGATTCGTCGAAACCGCCGTCCTTGCAGGCATTCCGGAACACCGTCCGGTTGATATATGCATAATCGCCATCGATCACGCCGTACACGTCGCCGCCGGATTCCCCGGAAAACTTGCCTGCATTGATCGCCACCCAGTCGCACAGATATGCATACCCGCGCTCACCGGCAGAAACAGAAACCTTTGTTTTCAGGAACTCGCTCATCTGCGCACAGGTCAGCCATTCGCCGGACTGGTAGATCAGCTCGTCCGCAAGCCGGTCGGCGGTCAGAATAAACGCCGCTGCCATTGCCTGCTTTTCGGTCGTCTCACCGGCGGACAGCTCCCGGAAATACGCATCATACATCGCCTGCGCCCGTGTCCAGTGCTCATCTGTCAGCCCTGTAATGAACCGTTTCCCTGCGCCTCCGAAATGCGATTTGATGACCTTGCAGACCGCTGCGCCGTCTGTGATGACGCATCTGTCCGCCTTGCATTCGATGTCGATCACGCGGTTCACAGCGCCCGCTCCGGCATTCAGATGCACGATCGGACTTTCTCCCGTGGTCAGGATGCACAGGCTCCACGTCGGCGTCTTGTCAATGCCGCCGCCCTTGTTTCCTCTGGTTCGCCCCACACCCTGTGAGAGCTGGTAGACATCGAATTTCGACCTTCCGTGGCTGTCTTTGGAGAGCTGAAGCTCGTCGATGCACAGCGGGATGTTCCCGAGGAACCCTGCTGTCTTTTCGTGCCCGACCTGCGTCGCGTTGAAGGTCTGCGGGTATCTGCCGATTTCCGGATCACCCCAGACCGATGCTGCGAGCATGAGTGCGACTGTCTTGCCGGTTCCGGAATCCACGCCCCAGAGATGCACGAAAAAGCTAAGTCCGCCGAGACGCTTGATCAGCACTGACGCAAACGACGCGGCAAGCATGATCTGCGCTGTGACGCTCTGCTTCCGGCAGCGCAGGGCACAGGCACGCCACTTCTCAAAATCTCCCTGCTCGCGTATCGCGCCGAAGATCGTACCGTAAGCGGCATCGCCATCGAACGCCAGATTCTGCACATATGGTGAGAAGCGCCCGTCGTCGAGCCATCCTAAGCGCCCCACGCTGTCCTGTTCAGGAATCACTTCATAATTCATATCTTCTACCTCGCATAAAAATTGTGACAGATTTCCGGCGGTCTTGGATGTGACAGCGATGCCGACCGCCGACAGCTCGATGATCTTCTTGGAATCGAACAGCGACTGCTTATCCCGTATCAGATACCGGACGCGACCGCCGCGCTCGTAGGCGATCATGAGCTTTTCCATGCCCGTGTCAATATTGGTCAGCCGCTTGACCGGTGCGATCGGATGCGTGCAGGCGTACTCGTCACGGAGTCCGACAGGTTTCCAGATGCCGGACTGGTCGATGTGCCACTCACCTGGATCCAGGCGGATGATCTCGTCCGTGCCCACAAGCGGAAACGCCAGATGCCTGCCATCCGTGACCTGATCCTCAAGACCGCGGTCATACTGTGCGCACAGATGCTTAAAGCCAGTGACGCCGAGAGACTTTGCAATCTCTGCGAGCTGTGCTGTGACCTGATCGCGTGCGAACCGTGTCTTTTGCGCGGCGATCTCCTTGTACGGCGCTTCGGTGAACAAAAAGTCATCTTTCGTGTACGGCATCCGGAACGTCAGACCCGTTTCGAGAAATTCTTCCGTCCGTGCATACGCCGCCGAAAGCCGTTCAAAATACGAAACAAAAATCCCGTCAATCGCATTTTCTTTGTAACATTCACGGAGCGTTCTCAAATTTTCATCGAGAACGCTCTGTGTCATGCCCGGCGTGTAGACGAGTGTGTTTGTCAGTTCCGCAAGCCACCTCAAATCCCGCAGTTTTTCGGGATTTTCAAGGATATTTTCTTTATTGAGAGTCATACTCATGAAAATATCACCTCCTACCGCCGGTTTCAAAAAGTTTTATTTTTGCATAAAAGAATGCACATGGTTTTTATTTTATCAGAACGGAACTTCGCCGTCTGCAAGGATGGTCTCAAAGTCGCCAAGATAATTCACATCCGGATTCTGCGGGGGCTGGTTGTTCTGCCGATAGCCCTGCGGGGGCTGATTCTGTGCAGGTGCATTGTAATTCTGCTGGTATCCCTGATTCTGCTGCGGCTGCTGGTAGTTCTGCGGTGCCTGCTGATACTGCTGCGGCTGATTGTAGCCCTGCTGATATGGCTGCTGGTACCCCTGATTCTGCGCATAGCCCTGCTGATACTGGTTCTGGTACGGCTGCTGTGCGGGCGGTGCCTGCCCATTCTGCTGATTACCTGACTTGTCGCCGCAGAATGCCACATTGTCCGCAATGATCGCGTTGCGGTACTGCTTGACACCGTTCTGGTCGGTGTAGTTGTTGTTCTGGAGCTTCCCCTCAACGAGGATCATGCGCCCCTTGCTGAAATACTTCGCCACGAATTCGGCGGTCTGTCTCCATGCGGTGATGTCGATGAAATCCGTCTGCTTTTCCTGCCCCTTGGAATAAGCTCTGTCTACTGCGATTGAGAAACGGCACATGGGAATGCCGGACTGCGTGTTTTTCAGCTCTGGGTCCTTGGTGAGTCTGCCCATGAGAATGATTCGGTTGAACATATCAGTTACCTCCCATCATGATATCTGCGAAATCGTCCTGCGGCTGTTCCGGCATCGGCGGCGGTGCGGGATAGTCCTGCACCTGCTGTGCATCCACATAGACAGGTTCAGGAGCCGGTGCGGAAGTATCGACCGGCGCACTCGGCATATCGCTGTAATCCATACCGAATTCCTCTGCTTCATACATGCCCGCCATATCCTCCGGGAACGCCTCGCGGAGCGCCTGTGCCTTGGCAACCTTGCGAATCATGGTCGCGGGCTTCTGCGCCCAGACGGATTTGTTCGTGTTGTATTCGTTCAAAGAGACGGTCGCTTCAATGGGATTGGTGAATCCCTCCACAAAGACTTGCGCCCAGCCGCCGACAAGCTGTTCCTCCGGGAGCCGGAACGTGCCGGTTCTCTTGTCAAGGGCACCGTCCGGTCTGCGGACGATGATGCCCGCCTTGAATCCTCTGTAACGTGCGCAGCGAGATGCACGCTTTTCCAGCGCACCCTTGCCGACGATGATCTGTGCGGGATAATCCTTGCACTTGACGAGGTAGGCATCCCGTGTGAACGGGTTCAGTCCCTGCGACTGACACAGTCGCATGAACAGGATAATCTCCTGCAATGTCACATTCTGCGAATCGCCGGATACAAGATAGTTCACAACGGTGTCAGGGTCGAGGTGGATGTCAACGCCGCCGACCTTGTAACTGACGGCTTCGGGCTTCTGTACCTGCATCTGCTGTTGTGCAGGCGCTAACTGATTCTTGACTGCCATGATTACTTCTCCTTTACAATTTGAAATTCGATATGATTTGCCCGCATGAAATCACGCAGCGCAATGATCTGCGATCTCGTGCCGGTCACACGGAAAACGCCTGTGATTTTCGGTTCATTCTGCGGTTGTACGGGCGGTTCGGGTGTCGGTTCATATGCGGGCGGTGGTGTTGGTTCCGGCTCTCTGACGGGCTGCTGTGCGGCTCTCTGCGCTTCCTGTCGGCGCTGTTCCTGCTGGATCAAGGCGGCGGCATACGCAAGCGCACAGGACTTGTCATAACTCTGCTTGTAGCAGTCCATAATTGCCGTAAAATGCGGGGATTCTGCATAATAATCCTGAAGCTCTTTCACATCGTTCCTGATGCGGCACAGGGTATCCCGGATTTCATTTTCGAGGGTATCGGCTTTCATGGTTTTGTTCTTCCACTTGGGGTTCAGAATGCGGTCGAAATTCACGTCAATCGGCACGTTCATCGCCGAAATGTAATCCTCGAAACACACCTGCAAGTGTGCATATTTCAGATTCTGTTCCTGCTCATCAAGCGCCTTGATCTGGCTGTCTATTGCGGAAATCGGCTTGTCAATTAAAGCAAGAATTTCCTTGTATTTCTCCTCAAATTTCATGTACGGAGCGAGATAATCCCGCTTGACTTCCTTGCGGCGTTCTTCAAGGGCGGTACGGAGTTTGTTGAGTTTCGCCTTGTCGTCTTTTGCAGATTTGATGCTCTCCGGCGTGACGATCAGACCGTCATATTTCTGCATGACATCCGAAAGCCACGCCTTGACTTCTTCGCCGTTGTTCTCGATGATTTCGGGAAGATTGTCGGGGATTTTTGCGATAAATTCCATATGTACCTCCTATATTTCCGGCAGAAGATACGGCGGTTCTGTGCCGTCCTGCCATTGCTTATAAAACTGAATTTCACGTTCTTCCAGATACTGCATGACTTCAACCACATTTTTATCCGTCCGTTCCATGTGGTATTTCCGCAGTGTAGCACGGATTTCTTCACCATGATAATAACGGATATGTGCAAACAATTCTGCAAATTCAGCCCATTCACAGGACAAAAATTGATGTACTACCTGAAAGAAATAATGCTGCGGAATACGGTCGTTCCACTCGTCCCACTGACGGGAATTCTGAATGGTCGTGGTCTTGATTTCGAGGATTCCGCGCCTCCCGTCCGTGTCGGTCAGCTCCCCGTCCAGTGTCGCAAAGATGAACGGGAGACGGTCATTCGCGTACATCCGGAACTCGTGATACTCGCAGGTAAACTGCGGATAGGTGAGCAGGAACAGCGCCCGGAGATGCTGTTCCGCCTCCTTCCCGAATTTCACGGCGGGCTTGTCGGAAATGTCGTCCGGCTTGTCCACGCCGGTCTTTTCTTTCCAGAGCTGCCGCGCCGATTTCCACGGATTCGCACCCACGATGCAACCCGCATCTGAACCGCCGATGCCTTGTCTGCGGCTTTCGAGCCATTCTTCACGGGTTTTCGGGTCGGCTAAGATCATGCTCCTGCACCCTCTCCGTCACGCTTCAGATACAGCAGATTGTCCGTCCAGTAGTTGTCGAGTTCGTTGATGTATCTGATGCGCGGATCATCATGCAGATCATCCAGAAGGGTTTCCAGTTCGTCCACGATTTCCTCAAAGACATTTTTCAGAGCGTAGAATTTCGCCCGGTCAAGTGCCGATCTGTCGGGCTTTTTGGATTCCTCCGCAAGCTGTTTTTCGTAGCCCTCCCGGAGTGTCTGCAATTCCGTTTCGTGTATCTGTGTCAGCTCATGACGGACGGCATCGGCGGCACGATTTGCCTTGGATTCTGCCGATTTTTCGAGCATGATCGTTTTCAGTTGTTCATCTTCAAGTTCCCGTTTCAGGCGTTTGATCTCCTCGGCGGCATCCGCGTCCGTCATGTCGTGGGTGATGGGCTGATCTTGCAGCTCCTGTATGCGGTTTTCCAGTTCGTGGATTTTGCCGTTCAGGTACGCCTTGCATTCACGCAGGGACTGTTCTCCGGATTCTTTGGCGGCATCGAGCTTCTGCCCAAGGTCGGCGTTTTCGGATGTGAGCTTGTCCTTGTCGGATTGCAGGGCGCTGATCTTCGCTTTCAGCTCCTTAACAGTGGTGTTTTCCACGTCCACGGTTTCGGTGACGGCTTCACGGGTGGGTTCGTCGAGCATGGCAAGGAGGGAAAGTTTTGTTGTGCCAATTTGTAAACTCGAGTTTACAAAATCTTCCGAAAGGTTCTCTGCAATTCTGATATACTTGTAAGTTTGCATTCGTGTAATTCCAAATTCTGCGTTGCAGCAGTCCTCAAAGTTCTGATACCCAAGCTCTTTATACAGCTTGCCATCCCTCATTTCTTTCATGTTATTACACACTGCATAGTAATTTTCCTCAATCACAGAAAGCCTTGCTTTCGTATCATCACGAAGATAGTATGCTCTTGCATGGGCTTCCGAATTTTCCAGAATCACAGCCGATTCCTGCATCCCTGCCAAAGCCTCCTCGACAGTTTCAAATGTGCCGCTTCCGATGCCCTGGCGGAGTTCGTCAGGGTCGTCTGCCATTCTCTGCCGAAGTTCCTCGACAGTCGTGACCCCCGCACGTCTGACGGCGTTGTAAGTCCGCACGTCCAGATTCAGATCTTCAATTTTCACTTGACTTTTTCCTCACTTTCCTGTAAAATGAAATTGTGTGTTTTTCTATGCGCCTGTATCGGGTATCCCGGTCAGGTGCTTTCTTTTATGTTGCGCTGTGAAGGCTGCTATGACCTCCACCGGGGATAGCGGCGCACCGATCGTTTGCCATCTTCCTGTATTCATCGACTATGTATGTTTTCTTTCTGTTTTTGTTGTATACATATTCGAGCTGGCGAACAGCGTCTGCTATATCTGTAATACCGCTGATTTCTCTTCCGTATTTATCATACTGTCTTATCAGGATGCTATTATCGATTTTATCCATATGATAAAGTGCCTTCAAACCACTATATAAATTACTGCGCGAGCCATGTACACGAGTTGTATCGAAACATTTCAAGAATTCTAATATTTTTCTCGCTTCGCTTTCTCCGATTCCGTCCAGCTTACCTTCTGTTATAGACTTGTTGTTGGTAGAACTCATATATCCCTGATAAACAGTTATCACAACACGCGCCGTAATTTTATTTTTTTCTACATATTCTTCAAGCAGTTTCAGAAGTTCTATGTAGTTAACAAATCCTCTTTTCGCATACGATCTGATATAATCTATCAGCTGCCAGTTGTGCGCCGTTGCATTCAGTCTAACACAATCTTCAATCCTGAGACCAGGAACGATCGTGTACTGTACAGGTATATTGAGCTGCTTACAAATTTCGAGCCTAGTCTGACCGTCAATCGTCTCCATGAACTCATTTACTACTATTGGAGCGCCTTTATATCCGGCATCTCTAATGCTGTTAAAAAGATTTGCCGGAATATCTACGTTTCGATTTCCGTCAAGACATTTGAACTGATCGAAATTTGTGGTTTCGTACACCGCGCCAATCTGCTTGTCTGTCAACATTATGTAAATCCTCCTTTTTATGCTATCATATAGATGTAAGTTTTTCTGTGCGCCTGTACCCGGTGATTCGGGTCAGGCGCTTTCTTTATAGTACCGTTCCGGTAAGTCGGTGAAATACATCTCTCCTTCATGATTGACTGCCAGTCCTACCAGCAGCGCCGTTCCAAGGATCACTTGCCCAGCAACCAACGTCGCAGCCGGATTCGGAGGGAGGCATTTCACATAGCCGTCCTCATCAACCAACATAACAGCATCCGCAGCAAATCGCACCGTCTCGATGTAACCGCCGATGATCGCTTGCAGAGCTTTCAGCTCGTCACGGATGTACGCTTTCGGTATTTCCACAAGCACGGCGCTGCGACCTTCCAGTTTCAGTGCTTTCATTTCTTTCCTCCCTCAAACATTCTCTTGATAGTGTCGTAGGTATATGCCTTCACGTAGTCGCCCTTTGGTGCTACATCCACCCATTCGCCCTGCTCATCGTAGTAGCTGTTCTCGGTGTTCATGTAGATAAAAAACTGATCCTCACCGTGGTACTCGTTGAGCGCCTGCTGAATCTCTTCAAGCGTTAATGTTCCGCGCTGCTTCTGAATGTTATAGCAATCTTCGTGCATATCAAACTCGATTGTGATGCCACGCTTCATTTGATCTCCCCCACAAAATGAATTTGCGCAGCAGTTTCCATCAGGCATCGTTTTGTAAGCTCCTGATCTCTTGCGATCACGGCGGCTCTGCGATCTGCACGGCGCTGCTCGAATGCATCATACTCGCGTTCCGCATTGCGGAGCCGTCTCCATTCCTCACGGTAGAATGCTCCGAACACGATTACGCAAACCGCCACAATGACGATTTTCACCAGAATTTCAATCATCACTCCACCCCCAGACGTTGCAGAAGGTACTCGAATCCCCACACCATATGCAGAATCTGGTCGCCCGTGCAGTCGTCGTGCGCGGCATCCTGATACGCCTGCTGGATCGCTGTGCGGATGCTCTGAATTGTGATCTCCGGCTCGGTCACTTCCAGCGTTGCTGTCGGCGGCTCCCCGATCTCATCGCTCAACTCATCCACACGGTCAGAGAGCGCTGCAATCTCGTTCCGGAGATTCTCGTTTTCGTCCTCCAGACGGTTGTTCTCGGCGGTCAGTTTCCCGATGTGTTCCTCTGCCTTGAACCAGCGTTCGTTTGCAATCCTCTGGCATTTGGTTGCAAGCCCGTCCTCGTCCGCCTTGAAGCAGTCGCAGAACTCCGCCTTGCTCGCGAAGTCGCCGGTATTGTACTCATGCTCTGCCGCTTCGTAGAGCAGGACATCCGGAAGGATGTCTGTCAGGGTTTCAAATTCACTTTGCAGCATTGGCTTCCTCCTTAAAATCCATGATTTCAATCATGTTTTTCATAGCTTCTTTCAGTTCCTTTTCACCCTTCATCATCGGGAGCATCTTCGCACCGATGACTTCCAGTGCCTTAGCGATCATATACATATCGGTAACGTACATTGCGGTTCCGCCTGAAATGGTGATTGTATCACCACACATTCTGATCTCCATTGTTGCGTCAATGCTTGCACACAGCATATTAGCAAGGTCATCTACATTCAGGTTGTTGGCTTCGTTCATTTGGCTTCCTCCTTCGTTTGCTTGTAAAGATCGTCATACCTGCCGAAGCAGTTGTCGCCGATTTCCTTCTCGAATGCAGAAATCCCCTTCCCTGTCAGTGCCCGGACAAGTACATCCAGCACGATTGGGGAATCATAGTCCGGCGGCTCGAAGGTCACGTCCCGGCAGATGTTTTCGTTCATGTGGATTCCTCCTTCATCAGCAGCGGAACGTTTACAGAGTCGATCAGCCACGGGTGTGCGGTCAGGAAAGCGTTAAGTTTTGCATTTGCAACATCCGCCTTTGCTTTGCAGATAATCACGAATTGTTCTTAAAGCATCACCTGTAACTACATAATAATGCTTTCCCTCTGTATAACGCTGCTTGTTGTGACGAAAATTCCAAGAAATTGTTTTTCCGTCTGTGCCATAGCTCTCCGCAAGCTGTGCGGTTGTCAGAACCCGCTGACCGTTCTGCTCGATTGTCTTGGGTACGTTCATGGTTCAATTCTCCTTTCAGCTCTTATCCCCGGACATGGTCACGAGCGTGGTCATCATGTTGCCGATCATCCGCACCATCATCATAAACACGGCTTTCTTTTCGGGCGGAAGCTTCTCATACAAAGCTGTGATTTTCTGCTGCTCAGTCATTGTTTTCACCTCCTTGGATTCCATACAAGTCATTCGGCGTAACATCCAGAGCGTTGGCAAGCCTGAGAACATCGTCCCAGTATATCTTCGCACGCCCTGTCATCATCCGGCTGAACTGCTGGAGAGTATAACCGGCTTTCTCGGCGAAAGCTCCTTTTTTCAGCCCACGCTCTTTGAGAATGCGCTGAACGTTTTCAGAAAGCGGCAACGCTTCTGAATGGCGGGAATTAGTGTCTTGTTTAGTTCCGATTAGTTCTCCGTCATGGCTCCAGTATTGAATTACTTCTCTGACTGGATCACCTTCTGTTCCGGTTCCGACAACAGTCACTGTTTTAATGACGGTGACTGTTTCTGCTTTTTTACAGCCAATCATTTGATCACCCCCCTTTGTGTTGTTTTCTCCGCCTTTCCATTCTGCTCTGATATAGACTCTTGCCATATCCTCACCCCCTTTCTTCTCCTCCCGTTCAGCCCGTTTGATTGGGCTGTGATTACAGTATACCGGAAATTTCGGTATTTGTCAATATAAAATAACGAAATTTCCGGTATAATTGTTTGATTGTACAAATTTTCTCGGTATTATTAGTTGAATTTCACCAAATTATTTGTTGATCTCTCTGCTTAATCTTGACAGATACCGAAAAACTTGGTATAATGATTAAAAAGGGGGTGATTGAATGGAACTTAAAGATATTCTAAGAGAATTACGCACTCAAAAGAAACTCACACAAAGCGAAATAGCTGAACGTATAGGTTTGAAAACTAACACTTATCAAAGCTATGAGCACGGAAGTGCTGAGCCAAGTTGCTCAACATTAAAAGCTCTCGCCGACTTCTACGGCGTAACAACAGACTACCTGCTCGGCAGAGAACCCGCGCCGAATCCATTCGCAGATCTGGGTCTGGACGAAGCCGGTGAGCAGGAGATGCTCAGACAGTACATGAGTTTCGAGCCGGAAGTCCGTGCCATGCTCATGGACGTGCTGATAAAGCTCGCCGATTCTGCAAAGCCGGAAGAATCCCCGCCCGACATTGTGGAAACGACGACTGTCGGTGCAGTTCTTGACAGACGTGCAGCCATGCAGGCAGAAGCCGAAGCGCAAGACGACGGCGTGGCATAGTCATCACAAGCAGAAAAAAGCCCTGAAAACGCTTTACGTTCTCAGGGTAATAAAAAACCGCCCCGGTGTTGGCGCACCGGGGAGGATACACGAAAGGAAAAAATATGCTATAATGCACAACTCAAGCAGTTCTATTATAGCATATCTTCCTCAAAAAGTCAAGGAGGAATTTTCATGCAAGCAAAAACCGCAGCGGCATACGCCCGCTACAGCACCGACCACCAGACGAGCAGCTCCATCGAATACCAGATGCGGAAGATCGAGGAGTACTGCAAGGCGCACGAGCTGACGATCACAGCCCGGTTCGAGGATGCCGCCTATTCCGGCACGAATACCGACCGCCCCGCCTTCCAGCAGCTCTGTGCTGCCGCCAGACGGCACGAATTTTCGGCAGTCGTGGTCTATGACATCAGCAGAGGAAGCCGTGACGTTGCCGACTGGTTCGGTTTCCGCCGTGAGATGGCACTGCTCGGCATCGAGGTCATTTCCGTGGAGGACAGGATCGGCGACATTCTCAACCCCGCCGACTATCTCACGGAGCTGATCACCGTCGGTCTGGGACAGCATCATGTCCTGACGAGCCGCCAGAAGTCCATGGACAGCGTTGCGACCAAGGCGAAAACCGGGCAGTTCCTCGGCGGCTATCCCCCGCTTGGCTACATCGTGAAAAACGGTCAGTACATCATCGACCCGGCAGAATCGCGTGTCGTCAAGCAGATCTTCGAGCTGTATGCTGCCGGAAAGAGCTATGATTACATCCTGTCACAGATCGGGCAGGTACGCGGGAAGCGCGGGCGTGTCATCGGGAAAAATGCACTGCACTACATCCTGAAAAATGAGCGCTATATTGGCGTGTATTCGTGGTGCAAGGTGCATCAGAAGATCATGGGCAAGTACGCGGGACGTATCCCGAATGAGAACGCTGTGCGGATTGAGGGCGCAATTCCGCCGATCATCGACAAAACCACATGGGAGAAGGTGCAGGCAAGAATGAGCAACAACAAGAGAAATGCCGCAAACAAGGCAAAGCGGACGTATCTGCTGTCCGGTCTGATCGAGTGTACGAACTGCGGCGGCACGTATGTCGGGCATACCACGCACAGCAAGGGGCACGAGTACAGCTGCTACTGCTGCGGCACGAAGTACCGGAATCACACCTGCGATGCCAAGAATCTGAATGCGGTCGAGGTCGAGACGTTTGTCGTGCAGAATCTGAAAATGTATCTGCTTGCGCTCGATTTCGATGAAATGGCAAAGAAGATCGCCGACTCCATCAACGGCGCTGCCGATGATCTGAAAGCCGAGCGCATGGAGCTGCTGGACATCGAAGCGCAGCTTGCCAACGGGACACGGGCGATTCTCAAGGGGCTGGACTATCCGGAACTGCAGGAGGAGATGTTCAAGCTCCGCGTCCGAAAGTCCGAGCTGGAGGATGTCCTCGCCCGGAAGAATCCGCACAAGCCGGTAGATCCGAAGAAGATCGCGGCGCTGTTCCAGTCGTATGCCGAGAACTGGGACGCGAATCTGCCGGAGATCGTCCGCAGCATGGTAAAAATTTACGCCCATGCTGATGGTTCTTTTGACCTCAACATAGGCGTACATATCGCAAGTTGCGGGAGTACGATTCAGCCTCTATGTATAACAATCCACTATCCGAAAGCCGCCTGAAAAAATAAAGCAGCCCCATGCAAGTGCGGCGCATGGGGCATTCTTTATGTAGAGTGTTTCTTGTGATAGTATTCAGAGGCGGAGACCTCTGAACCCAGAAATTATTATACCACAATGTCGATCAGAAGTCCATTGACTGTCTGCACAAAGTTTTTCCAAAATTTCTCAACTGTGGAAATTGTTAAAAAATCCCCCTCAGATGACTCCGAGGGGGATTGCGTTCACAGCATTATTCCACGATCTCCGTGACAGAAAACTTCCTGCCGTCGCTGAGTGTCAGAGTTCCGGTCAGTGGTTTCTGCCTGATCGGAACGGCAGCGGTCACAGGGGATTTTGTAAACCCGTTTTTCCCTGCTGCTTTGATTGCAGAGGGGAAGTCAACATGACTGTAATCCAGATCGACATTGGTGCTGATTCCTGCGATTCTGCCTTTTTCGGAATACTGCCACATACTGATTTCGCCGGTATAATTGCACCGTGGACCCCATTCGGCAACCCACATCGAATAACGCTTCTGAGTATCACTGTCGATATACGAACGGATTGCAGACGTGCTGCAATACACGCCGCACCAGTACCCGGCTTTCTCCATTTCTCCGCAGAACGCACGGACCATAGCGGAGCAGTTTTTCATGCCGGTGTTGAACGCTTTGCGCTCCTCGATATCGAACCAGACGGGATATTCAAACTGTTTTCCGTCTATGATTTTCTGAAACGTCAGAGCCTCTGCGGTTGCTTCTGCCGGTGTGATCGCATACGAATACCAGTACACCCCGACCGGGATTCCGAGGCGCTTGCATTCGGCATAATTGCGTTCAAACTGTACGTCTTTCTGACTTGCGAGCTTGCCATATCCGGCACGCAGAATTGCAAATTCAACCTTTCCGGAAGCCTTGACTGCTTCCCAGTCGATAACGCCGTTGTGTTTGCTGACATCAATTCCTGTTTTCAAATTTATCATCCTTTCTTGCTTGCCTGTGTCCCGAAATAGAACGCGATCACAGTTGTAAAAATGGTCAGGAACTGTTCTGCACTGATCTCTCCGATGATGCTCAAAAACGCAAAAACGCCGACCATTGTCAGTGTAGAAACAGATTTCACGTCAATGAGTTTCGCTATGCGTTCCCGCATGATTCTCACGCTCCAGATCTGCGAGCCTGTGATTGATGACCTTGATCTGCTCCTCGATCACGGGCATTCTTCGGGCAAATTCATTGTGCGTTCTGACCTCATTTGTCAGAGCTTCGAGTTTGGTGTTCATGACCGCCTGCGAAACTTCAAGCTGTTTTTGCAGCTTGTTCGACGATGCTGCGGATGCGAAGATCACGCCGATGATGCTGCAAACGCCCGTCACAATTGAAACAATAATGCTTTCCATCAGGAAGACACCTCCGGCTGTTTTAGGTAAACGGAACAGCAAGTACCCCAGTAACTGTCATTATTCAATACCCATGACATTGTCCATTCAGTGTAATTCCAATCGGGAAGCTCGCAAAAACCTGTTGCACAAATAGCGCCGCCGCCTCCGTTGCAATAATGTCTCGCCCAGCCCGAATCATAACCGGAACTTTCACTTGGTATAAATCCAATTGGCGTTGCTTTTACTGCTGTAATTGCTCCTTGCGTATATATTCCCTTGCCGCAATACACATAATCATCATGTGTTCTGTCTGTTGTATACGGCGGAGCTTGCTTGATATAATAGTCGGCTTTTCCGTTGTCGGGATTTTCTGCAATTATACCGAGAATGTTTTTCCAGTGATTGCCCCAGAGATTTTCACAATAAAAGCTCTTGACAGCATCAGCTGTACCAGCTGAGCCATAAAACTGACCGCTTGACATACATATACCGTTCTGCAAAATATATCCTGAACTTCCATAATGTCCTCGTCCAAAAGCATATCCAAAACGAAATGTTTTTGCCATCATTGTGTGAAGCCATAACATCCACATATGATGATGCCAGTCACCGATCATCCAGTTCTGACCGGTGGCTTTTGCTGCTGTATCAAACTGTACAGGCGTTGTATAATTCGTGGCATACCCTGTCCCGACAGAACGCAGTTTTCCATCAATAATGCGTCCCTCAAACATCGGATAATAGAGCTTTTCAGCGTGTGTGCCGTTTGCACGGAGATACGGATAATCCACGAAATTTTCATCTAACTGCCTGTTTGAAACCTCGACATAATTCCAGCCGTCATCGTCTTCGTCCTCCCAGAACTTCATCCAGATGTGACAGTCAAAACAACTCATCGCATTGCCTGCATAGCTTTCATTTGTGACATCGGAAGCCGTGCCGTCGAGCTTTTTGGTGTGGTCAAGCGGGTCAAGTCTGTAATCCTCCGTGCCGTCAAATCTGCACATGACAGGATAATTATTCTTGACAAAAAACGCATTTGCCCAGTCTCCGAGCGAAACGCCGTCATTTGTCATTGTGACAGGCGTGAAATTCTCGGCATCGTAAAGATATTCGATCGTAGGAGAAGCTGACGGAGTTTTCCGCCAGCGAATACCGTAATGTTCAGCGGCAACAGGCGGTGTCGGTTTCATCGAGTGCTTCGCAAACAGAACCGCAAACGGGTCATCCACGGGCAGACCTGCCCGTGCTTTCAGAACGTCAAACAACTGCATAAAAATGCCCCCCTTTCAGGCGAGTTTGAAAAACGGGATTTTTTGCATATCCAAAAGCAAAATCCCTGAAATTTTCTTCATTCCGCTGTCTGTTCAACCCACTCGCCCGCTGAGGTCAGACCGTAGATTTTTCCCGTCGAAATATCCAATGCCAGAGAACCGACAGCCAACGACGGATCCGGCGGGGTTACATCCCCGATCGAATCACAGCGCGCCTCAACGATGTACTTCACCGCATTATTTACGGTATACGGCACTTTTTTGGTAATCAGATACATTGCAAGCCCTCCTCACGTTTGTGCAGACCACTGTCTGCTGCTGTCAAGACCGTACATTTTACTCCCGCTGACATCCCATGCAATGGAGCCGAGCGCCCAGTCGGAGCTTGGCGGTGTCACATCTGAAATGGAATTGCAGCGAATGTCAACAAGAAGTTTTCCGTCCGCTGACGGAATCGCATTGGTGATGACTGCCGTACCGTCAGGCGGGACAGCCTGCACCGCAATTTCACCCGCCTGCAACCCCGCAAACCCGCAGAAACGTTTGTCAGGGCGTTCGTCGATGATGTATGCCTGCACGATCTCTTCACTTTCGCTCGGTACGCCGACCAGAGCCAGAGAAACTTCGTAAATTGTGTTGTTCCGAGTCAGTTCCGGAGCCTGCGGAACGGGTCCGAGCGGACCTGTCCTGACGGCAATTTCAAAGAATCTCTGTGCCAGATCGAGCCGCAGAACAACACGATCATAGCGCAGATAATTGTAATCCGCAGGTGCGATTGTAAGTGGGAAGTCGGACGTATTGATGAAATATTTCCCCTGCACGACAGCCCTGCCGGGAAGGACATTGACCGTCATTCCGCCGCCTGCCTGCACAGTCAGAGAAGTCGGCGGGTCTGTCATCACGCCGTTGGTCATCACGCCGAAAAAGAAGCTGCTCAGGTCATCGGCATTGTAGCGACGGTCGCCGTTTTCAGCGTTAAAAAATCCGGATTTGAAAGCCATTTTACACCACCCATTCTGAAAATTTCGGAACAACTTTGACACCGGCGGCATCCTCATATTCGGTGACTTCCGTTACGGTTGCCGTACCTCTGATTCCGTAATCGTTGCGGACGGAAACGGTATCACCGAGGAAATAATCCTGCCGGTATCTGAACTGTCCGAATGGTAGAATTTCGCCGTCAAAAGTAATTTCTTCCTTGCTTGCATACAGCTCTGCGATTGCCATTTTTGCAAGCAAAATGTTATACATAACCTCTGTGATCGGCTGCCCGTTTTCATCAACTGTGTTATGTGAAATGTTATGCGCATCAATAAATTTTTCTCTCAGTGTAAATCCGGAAGCCAGAGCGCTGTTGTGCAGCGTCTGTGTCTGACGTGCGCGGTCTTTTCCCGCACCGTCACCCGCAACCGTCACGCTGTTGAAGTACGTTCTGCGGTTGAACTGATACTTCGTGTCACCGAGATTCTGAAAATCCTTGGAGAAAATCACCGTCTTGCTGCGGTCTGTTCCACGGTAAAACTCATAGTACAAATTACGGTCAGATTCTGTACGGACACGGAAACCTATGTCACACGCCTTGCAGATTGTCTCTGTAAAATCGCCGAGATTTTCCCCGAACGGCTGGGCTTTTACCTCTGTTTCATCAGGCAGAACCGTCACATTTCCCACATTAAAAAAAGGAATGAAACGATATTTTCCGCTTTCCCTGTGGTTGCTGTCGGAGTGATAAAACCAGTAGCCTGCAACGTTTTCCTGCATCAGATAATAGAGCATGGCAGCGCCGTTTGCAAAATGATTCATGGTAATATCCTGAAAAATGATGCGGCTGTGTGGGATACTCTCTGCGCTTCTTCCCGTGATTTCGAGCGTGTCTCCGTTCTCGGAGCTGGTTTTCAGAACCATTCGTTCCGGCAGCATTGCTCTGTCCGAATCGGGTCTTGTGAGCATCAATGTGTGATCCGTAAAATAGCGCAGAAGTTCCGGAGTTGCCCGCATGGAAACGGCAAATTCTCCTGGTTCCTGATAGCGTTCGCACCATAAAACAGATGCCGCATTGTCAATCACCCGATCAGGAACGAAGACAGAATTTTGATATTTATGAACCGTCAGAATCATTTACACACCCCCGTAAAGCTGTTTGGCTGTGAGATACCCTGCAATCAGATCCTGACAGGTCAGCGCCGACAGAGAAAGGTGGTTTTCTCCGGGTCTGAGTTTCGGAAAATCGCTGTCGGTGGAGACTGCATACATCAGATTTTCACCCGGTTCAAGCCATGTGCTTTCAAGGCATTTCACATAGATTTCCCCCGACACCGTGGACAGTTTCAGCGCGTCACCCGGTCGGAATCGGATGCCAGAAAAGAGGATTCTTTCATTCGTGGACACATTGAACAATGTCAGATCATCCACAAAACGCAAGCCCTCATCGACCTGCGTATCCGTATAGTCTGACACATCCTCCCCCGTCAGACTGGAAATGATCTGCAATGTTACCGCCGAGGTCATCTGTGTGCCGAGATGCAGACAAAGAATCTGCGAATTTCCGGAAACTTCGACTGTTTCAAAGTTCCATCCGGTCAGTTTTTCGCCGTTCATATACACACGGATCAGGTCGTTTTCCGTGTAGGTAAACGGGTCATAAAAGATTTCATCCGGCAGCGAAACGACCACGTTTTTTGATACGTCAATGGTTTTCTGATTCTGCCGCACGCCGTCAACATTCATCGTGATCGGGCTTTCTGTATCTGCGATATAGGGGGAACTTCCGCTGTGATAAATCTGGATTTTGTTCTCATAAATGGAAGAAACATACCAGCTCCACGCCTCGCCATCAACGAGCTGCACCCCGTTCTGAACCATTGTGATCGTGTCCAGTGTTTCGTCATACCAGTCCGGTTTATCATAGTATGCTTCATAGTAAATATTTGCGGCTGCTACTTCTGTCGGCACATGAGTTTCGTCATAATGCTTTTGAATATCTTCGGTATGATACACTTCCGCCGTGACAATATCGCCTGCACGCAGGATATTTTCCGGGAATGTCAGGCGCAGATCACGGGCATGATTTTCATAAGTCAGAAAATCTGTTGTATACGCATTCTGATTTATCAGATTATGATTGATGTAAATAGAAAGCGACTGTGTTTCCGGGTCATATTCCTGTTCGGAAAGCGGAATCAGAATCCGATTCTGCATAATTGACTCAGGCGTAACACTGTGTTTTTCAGACAGAGAAAGCGTTGGTTCTGCCGTATCCACACGGATTTCCGCCACAAATCCGACTTCCACAGTGCCGGGATTGCTGACGATTCCGATGGGGTGCGGATAGCTTCCTGAAATCACCACGCCGTCCTCCGGTGCAGAGAACGGGAATTCAAATCCCGACAGACTGCGGGACAATTCCGCCTGAATCTGCTGCAATCCCTCCCAGAACGGTTTCGGACAGAGAATGGAAATTTGTATTGTTTCCCGCTTCGTGAACGGATCGCCGTCGATCAGCTCGACATACCCTGAAATTCTGACATTCCGGTTTTTATTTTGAAAATAAATTGTACACGGAGATTCGTAGGGGAAAAGCGCATAAAGGCGCTGTCGGTTTGCTTCAATATTTCCCTCAAGATACAGCGTAATTACGATATTTCTGACCTCTACATGGTGCGAGTTGTACTCCCCGCCCGGCTGTGTTCCGGCGGTGGAAATGTTAATGCCGTTGTGCGGCGGGAGCAACCCTGAAATATGCGTGATGGTATAATTCGGGTTGTGAGTCAGTTCGACCGTCCCGCCCTGTTTAGTTTCGATCATCAGACTGTACATTTCACACCCCCTGCGCCTTGATGAGTTCCATCATGTTCCGGGTCTGTCTCCAGACCTCGTAATTGGACAGTGATTTCGGACTTGTATTGTTCTGTGTCAGGTTGATCGTTGTGCCCTGATTCGTGATGTTGTTGGTCGTCATCTGCGGCGCACTTGCAGCCCGCAGATTTTGGATCTCCCCGGCAAGCAGATGCGCGATCTCCCGCAAACCGGCTTTATTCTTCTCCAGTGGAATGATTGCTTCACGCCCGTTCTCACCGATCTGTGCGACGGTCGGTTTCGACACAACACCGCCATTTGCAAGACGCGGCAGCTGAATGTGTTCCATTGGCTGGATATCCACGCCAGGAAGCTGGTTGATCAACTCAATCGCAGAATTGATTGCGTCCGGTACAGCGTTGATACGTTCCTCGATAAATTCCAGCACACCATTGATGGCTGTCTTGAATGCCCCGCCGACCGCATCACCGACTTTTGTTCCGAGGTCAGCAAACGACTTTTTCAGCCTGTCCCAGATGCCGGAGAAGAATCCGACAATATCACCGATAGCGGTTTCTGTGTTCTGCACCGCTTCTTCCCAGACACCCTTGAAGAAATCGCCTACATTCCCGAACGCTTCCTTGATGCTGTTCCAGATACCGCCGAAGAATCCAGCCAATTTTTCAATGGCTTCCTCCGTAATACGGACAGCCTCGTCATATGTTCCTTTCAGGAAATCTTCTGCTTTCAGCCATGCGTTTGCAAGCACCTGCGCCACAGGGTCAAGCATGATCGTCAGCGCATCCCACAGCGTTTGCAGAATTTCCGGAAGTGCTGTGACAACCTGCTGCACCAGACTGTCCAGTGCTTCCAGAAGAAGCGGGAGCAGCTGCAATGTGATATCCGCAACCGTTCCGAGGATCTGTGGCAGATTCTCCGTAATAGGCTTTATCATATCCGGCAGCATTTCCGCAAGTGCCTTGATGAGCTGCAATGCCGCCTCCATCAGCGGTTTCTGGCATTCGATCAGCGCCGAGGCAATACCACCGATCAGTTCCGGCAGGACTTCTGTGATTGCAGTCATGATCTGTGGAAGCACATCAACGATCGCCCGCAGGATATCCGGAAGAGCCTTGACAAGACCTGTCACGACCGACATGACTGACTGAATGAGAACCGGTGTCTGTTCCGCAAGAAATTCGGCGATGTCCTGTACAAGCTTCGGCAGATACTGCACCAGATTTTCGATTATCTCCGGTAGTTTCGCTGCAATCTTTTCGGCAAGCCGAGTAAGGGCTTTCAGAATGACTGGCAGCGTGTCCAGCAGCGCATCCATCAGACCGGGAACCGCATTGACGATACTCTCCGCCAGATGCGGCACGAACTCCGCAAGCCCGCCGATCAGCGAGCGTATGATGCGCCCAAGCCCCCGCACCATATCGGGGAGAGCGTTCAGAATGCCGTCCGTGACCTGTTCCAGCAGCCTGACGGCACCGTCCACGAATTCCGGAGCCTGCCGGACAATAGCATCCCCAAGACCAGACAGCACCGCACCCAAAGCGTTCACCGCCTTCGGGAGCAGCTTTCCTGCGGCTTTTATTGCATTGCTGAACAGATTGCTGATACCATCCGCAAGCTTGCTTTCTGCACCGGAAACACCGTTTGCGATGTCCGTCAGTGCGGGCATGATATTCGCCGTGATCTGCTTCACAAGCCCGTTCAGCGGGGCGGAAATCTTGTCGTAAATCGCCTTTTTGAATCCGTCCGCAGCGCTCGAAAGCAGTGTCAGACTGCCCTCCAGATTGTCGTTCATGGTGCGTGCCATTTCCTCGGCAGCACCCTTGGAATTGTAAATGGACTCGGTCAGCTTGTTGAAATCTTCATCGCTGGAATTGACGATCGCAAGGAAACCTGAAAGCCCGTTTTTCCCTGCAAGCATCGCCGCATACTGGGCTTTCATTGCGCCCTCTGCGCCGTATGCCTTTGTGATGAGTTCTTCCTGTGCCTCGTTGAAGTCGTCCTCATCCATTTCGCCTGATTCAAGCGCAGAATCAAGCCGATTCATCTGCGCCGTGAAATCCGCCTGCGACATTTTCAGATCTCCGAAACTTCCCCGCAGTTCATCCATGACCTGCATGAGAGATTTCATATTTCCGTGTCCGTCATCAAGCCTGATTCCGAGCTTTTCCATTGCGACACCGGCTTCTCCCGAACCGGTGGAAAGCCGTGTCAGCATCGCACGGAGAGACGTTCCCGCCTGTGTTGCCTTGATGCCGCTGTTTGCCATCAAGCCCGTTGCGACTGCCATATCTTCCATGGAATAGCCCATAGCACCGGCAAGCGGCGCGGCATACTTGAACGTCTCGCCCATCATTTCGACATTGGTGTTGGAATTGGCTGCCGCTGCTGCCATGATGTCCGAAAGACGTGCTGCATCTTCAGCAGATTTTCCGAATGCGGTCAGGGAATCGGTCACAATATCCGAGGTCGTGGCAAGTTCTGCGCCGGATGCGGCGGCAAGGTTCATCACGCCGTCAATACCGCCGAGCATGTCCTCGGCCTTCCAGCCAGCCATAGCCATGTAGCCAAATGCGTCCGCTGCCTCCGTCGCAGTAAACTTCGTCGTTTCGCCGAGTTGCTCTGCCTTCGCGCTGATGATGTTCATCGCTGTTGCTGTAGCGTCCGCGCCTTCATCGAAAGACAGGCCCATCTCCTTAGCCTTATCGATAATGGCAGGGATATCTTCATCCGCAACACGTCCGGAGATTGCTTTGACCTTGCTCATGGACGTGTCAAAGCTCATGCCCGTGTCAATGACGGATTTTACCAGATTGCCAAGACCTGACACTGCCTTTGTGATGACCTGAGATGCCAGATTTCCGAGTGCGACTGTGAACGCTTTCAGACCGCCGTTTGTGGTCTTTTCCGCTGCCGTTCCGGTTTCGGTTTCCTCTTTCTGCAAATCGTTCAGGGCATCAGAATACTGATTCACCTGCCCCTGTGCATTCTTTACAGCCGTATCCTGCTGGATGATCCGCGTCCGGAGATTCTCGACCGCATTGGTATTCCGTTCCTGTGCCTCTCTCGCCTTGTCCAGCTGCTTGGCAAGCTTCTGCGCTTCCTCGCTGTCCTCTCCGAATGCCTCTGCTGCCTGCTGATGCTTTCGAGTCAGGTCTGCGATGAGACTTTCGCCTTCCGAAAGTTTGCTTTCGTATCTGGAAAGTTCATCTTTCAGGGCTTGCAGCTTTGCCTTTTCCGCCTCGACGATCTTCGACTGCGCTTCGATCTTTCTGCTGAGAGAGTCCGCAGTTTCTTCGCCCTTCTGCATCCCTGCGGACGCATTGGCAAGCTCCGCCCTGTACTGCTTCACCTGCCGGTTGGCTTCGGCGATGTTCTTTTTCAGGTCGGATATATCGACCCGGAATTTGGTGGTTACATTCTCACTTGCCATTTTCTCACGTCCTTAAAACCAATCATCATTCTGCGCCGGAACATACAATGTATTGCCATGTACAAACGAACCGGCAGGCGGACTTTTCCCACCGTTTGCCTTCCGGAGTGCAGCAGTATCCTGCTCCTGTTTCAGATCTTCAAACAGGCGCATCACATCATGGAAACTTTCGCGGTAGACGGCAAACGGTGTAAATGCCGGAAATTTCTCGCAAAGCGCCAACGAAACGTAAAACAGTATGCTTTCCATAGATTCGGGGGATTCCGTTTCCCCCGGTGTCAGTTTTTTCCGCTGCCCAGCTTTCCGAGTTCCTCCGTGACGTAAGCAAATACGCCCCTCACAACGTTGACCATATCGGCGATCTCGCAGGTATCCAGCTCCTCCTCAGTCATACCCGGAAAAATGTCTGTGAACAGCGGGACAATGCTTTCCCACTTTTGCAGCAGGATCAGACCGAGCATTTGCCCGTCATTCAGATCGATTTCGTTGACCGGGATCTCTTTCAGAAATCCACGAACCGTTCCGAAATGCAGTTTAATCCTGTCCGAACGATAGGTCTTAGCAACTGTCCTCTTGTCGGCTTTATAGGTTTTCAGTTCAAATTTCATACGCTCCTCCATTCTGCAAAAAAGCGGAGCATGATGCCCCGCTTTTTTTTACGTTTATGTCTGGTTATGCCGGATTGGTGACAGTGACAGTCGTGGTAGCAGATCTTGTTCCTGCGGATGCAGTGATGTATGCCGTGCCCTCGTGTACACCGCGAACCGTAACAGTCGTTCCGCTTACGGATACCGTTGCCACACTGGAATTTGTGGAACGAATCGTCGGAACTGCCGTACTCGGTGTGATGGAGTACGTCATGGTGTCCGAAGAACCTGTCTCAATGGACATCGTTTCCTTGGACATCGACAGCGCAGTGATGTTTGCAATCAGCGGAGGCGGATTGTCCGGGGTTTTAACATTGGTGAAGAAGCCCCTGAAATCGACCTTGCCGTCACGCTCGTCATATACGACGCTTCGAGCTGTGCCGCCTGTAGTTCCGTCGGGGTTGAGGATATTTTCAAAGATGTACTCTGTATCCACGCCTGTGTACACGATTGTCTGGTTCTGTGTGTTGATCTGGTTGTCCTCTGTGCCGGAATTTTCATCCGGGATACTGGAAAATGTGCCTTTCAGTCTCCACACATATCTGTACGTGCCATCAGTCAGCTTCAGCCTGTAACCGAGTGCGTAGTAGTCGTTGGAGTTCGCATTGCCCCTGTCGATGTATGCGCCTGTGGATTCGTTGTAGTACGCACCTGTCACAACGGAGAGTGCTTTGAGCACCATTGCGGGGACGATCAGTGTCACAACATCCGGACCGACTGCCCTGATGTTGATCCGCGCCTTGTTGTCATAGAAGTGCGTCTCGCTGGTCTGATCAGTTGCCTTTGCAACGGACGCGAGCTCGCACAGCGAGATGACACTGCCTGTTGCGTAACCGCCCGTCAGGATCTCATTGCTGTCTTTTGTCACTTTTGCGACACAGAGAGTGTCACATCCTCTGAACTCTGCAACATTCTGCATGATTCATTCCTCCTGTTCGTATTGTTCGGCTTTGTAGACCGTAAACATTGCCCCGGTATGCTCCGGCGAATCAACTGACAGATCCGTCGGTCTGCCGTCCGGAACAAAGCCGTTTTGTTTCAATAATTGCCTTGCTGCTTCGGATTTCTCCAGTACCTTCACGGGGTCAGTACTGTAAAAATACACCCAGAAGCCCCATACACAGCGGTTCGGCTCGTTGTCGTAGAATGCCTCCTCCGGCGCTGAGAACACCCAGAACGTGAAGAACGATTCCGGATAATCTCCTGTTGATGCAAGACTGCCTTGCAGGTACACAGGGAAGCCGAACGTCTCCAGAATCGCAATCAATTGCTCTTTCATTTCAGCCTCCTGAGTACTTTTGCAAACGCTTCTTCCTGTATCTTCCGCACACGCCGTCTGACCGCAGCGCCGTAGACAGCTTTGTACAGGTTCCGGTCAGGCGCTTCATGCGGCTGTCCGTGTACCTTCGTGCCGTACATCAGGAAGACCGATGCAAGCCTGTCATCCTTCTGCCTGTGGTCGGTGTTGCCGATATCAAATCCGACCGGAGCTTTGCCGATGCTCTGCGTCCATTCCGGCTGCTTGCCGGAGATGATCGTTCCGGCAGTCGCTCCGGTATTGTTGTGCTTCTGCATTGCTGCCGTGACACTTTCCTTCACGACCTGTTCCGATGCCAGAAGTGCCGAATCAAAGGCACGTTTCACAGCGCTTTCGTCGATGCTTTCCAGACGTTTGATGTAATCGTCAAGCCCCTTGAAATCAACGGACATTTTATTTTTTGCCATCACGCACCCCCTGAAATTCTGCGCACAATAAACACCTGCCATCTGTCAGACAGTCCTGTATTCTCCGGCACGCCGATGATCTCCCAGAGTGTGCCGTCCTCCCGTTTCAAGCGGCAGTCTGCGGTGATTGCAGGGCGCATTCTTGCGGTGATTTTTGCACGCTCGATCACGGACACAATGCCGTTCACCTTGCGTTCCTCGCCGGTCTGCGTTTCCCACATGCAGTCAATCTCGGTCCCACTGTCCGGGTAGGTCTTTTTCAGCACGCCCAGAACCGTGGTGGTCGTGGGGATCAGCAGCTCCACCGTGACGGTCAGCTCGTAGCGCTCGCCGGTCAGCTTGATGACACGTCTGCGCTCGTTGTAGTCGTCATAGTCGGTGATCTCGTAGTGCTGCCCGCCGTAGGCGATGCGGTAATCCTGCGGATTGTTCCGCACGTCATCCAGACCCGCGAAGTACCGCAGGCGGAACAGCAGGCGCGTACGCAGGCGTTCATTCTCCGCCGAGAAATTCTGCGTGGAGACCGCCTTGTTGACATTCGCGTGAAGATGCTGCACGTCCGTCCATGCACCGGTATCCGGCACCTGCTTTTGCAGGATCACCGGCTTGTCATAGACCAGACAGTCCTCACGCACCTGTGCCTGCGTCCTCTGTTTCGCTTTCATGTTCAATCACCTTGTACTTCGCCCGCAGCATGAGCAGGTCGGCGAGGTAATTCGTCTCGAAGTCCTCGCTCGCGTTGTTGTAGACATACCGGCACATGTCGAGGAGCAGCTGCAGCTCGTCCGAGCCCTCTGTAAAGCTCAGATCAGCAGCACCCGCATAGGCACAGAGCTTTGTCTGTGCCCTTGCGAGGATGCCGGACAGCTTGGTGTCCGTATGCTCGTCCTGCCATGTGATGTCCAGATAGTTTTTCAGGGTGTCAAGCAGCGTCTGTTCCTGCGCCATCCCTTACGCCCCCAGTCTTACGAGGTCTCGCATGTCAGACCGGACAGGTCGAACGTCTGAATCTTGGTGTTGATGCCGTCCTGCTGGAGCACGACGAACTTCTGGAGATCCTTGTCCGTGACCTTGAACACGCCGTTCTTGTCGGCATCCAGAGCGACCAGACCGGAGCCCTGAGAGGGATTCAGACCGACCTTGACAGTCATGTTCGTGATGTCGGCATCCGGAACCTTCAGGCACAGGAAGTTGCCTGCGCCCCAGTCCTGCGCAATCGCGCCGGAGCTGATATACTTCAGCGTGCCGGTGATCGCGCCGTCAGCAATTGTGATGCCGGTCTGCATTGTCTTGACCTTTCTGCCGAACAGAGAGGTCTCACCGTCCTCGGCTTCTACGGTGAGACCGGTCAAGGGTTTATGGTGTTCAGTGTCGGGAAGATCGGTGTCAGATTGCTGATATCCAGATACTGGAACGCATTGATGTCATACGGTCTGCCCATGCCGTAGAACCTGATCTTGTAGGTGCGGAGGTCTTCGAGGAACTTGTACTCGTCAGAATACTCCAGCTTGCCGCCCTTGCCGGTGCCGACACCCATGAAATACTTCTTGGCGATACCCATGACCGCATGACCGGACGGAACGCCGACACTCTGTACGATATCCGTCGGGAACGGCAGCACATTGCCCACATACTGACCGTTCGGTGTGAGCAGAGTAGTCGCAGGCATGACCTTGGTGAAGTAGTCCACCGGGTTGACGATCAGCAGCACACGGGACACAGCTCTCTGCTTGCCGGTGTTGCCGTCGGTCGCCAGATTCGAGAGCAGGCCGCCGTAGGTGGTCGGATCCAGTGTTACAACACTGGTCGCGGACTTGCGGGCATAACCGGTCGTCTGGTCATATACGCCGGTAAAGGCACGGGTCATGCCGATCGGGCACTTGACGCCGTTGCCGTCCACCATGCCGACCTCCAGACCGGCGGCGAGCGCATCGGCGAGGATCGCGCGGACGTAGCGGTCAACCCACTGCGGACCGAGTGCAAGCATATCCTGTGTTGCGAACATATACGCGGTCAGCTTACGCTGGGTCATGTCCACGATCTGGATCGCACCGGCGAGGTCCTTGGTGATCTCCTCGTTCAGCTCGCCCCATGCAGCCGCCTGTGCGCCCTGCGCATTCAGCACCCAACGGATTGCCGCACCGGTATTGGTGAAGTCGATGAGGTTCAGCAGCGGATACGCCGCACGCATATCATCCATCACGGAATCAATGACCGTCTGCGGGAGTGCGCTGGTGATGTTGGTGATGACCGTCTGTGCGTCCTGACGGGCGTTCGCAATGAACTGCTCATAGTACTTGGTCTCCTCGGCGGTGAGCTGTCTCACGCCCCTTGCAGCCAGTACGCTGCGGTCTGTTGCATCGACCATGCCCTGTGCCTCTGCCATCACGGTATCGGACACAAACTGCATCCAGTTCTCCATTGCCTCGCCGATCTTCTGCTCATCCGCATTGCGGACAGCCTCGGCGAGATCGTTTCTCAGCGCATCCTTCTGCGCCTTGATCGCATCAAGATTCATCATGTTGCATTCCTCCTTAGTTGAAATACTTCTCAATGCACGCAGCGCACTTCTCACGTCTGCGGCGCATTTCCTCGTGAATGGACTGCTGCACAGCATTCTCCAGCATCTTCTGCTGGTTGGCTTCCTCCGGCTCGTCCTCCTCGCCGTAGGTGTCGGCAAGTCCCAGCTCGATGCACTGGTCGGCGGAAAGGTAGCTCTCCGCGTCAAGCAGCTCCGTCAGCTTCTCTCCGGTGAGCTTGTCGCCCGCCTTTTCGAGGTATGCCTGTTTGGATGCGTTGTTGACGACATCCAGATCGTCAGCAGCCTTGCGGAGCTGTGACGCATTGCCGATCGCATACGACCATGCATTGTGGATCATCATGACCGCATTCTTCGGCATGATGACGGTATCGCCCGCCATTGCGATGACCGACGCGATACTGCATGCAAAGCCGTCCACATAGACGGTCTTGTGCGCGGAGTGCCGTTTGAGCTGATTGTAGATCGCAATGCCCTCCATGACCGAACCACCCAGAGAATTGATATACACCTTAATTTCCTTCGCGTTCGGGTGCTGTGCAAGCTCATCGCGGAAGTGCTTGGCAGAGGTCTCGGATTCCCACCAGCCGTCCCGTTCCACTGTGCTGTAAACGTACAGCTCCAGCGTGTCCTGTTTCTTGGCGTCCTGCCTGAATTCCCAGAATTTATCCATCGCTTTCACCTCCCTCTGCGATTGCAGATTCCATTGTCTGATAGTTGCGCGTAATGAACCGGACGTCACCGCCCGGAACAGCGGGCTGCCCGATCGCGCGGTTGATCTCGTTGAGCGTGTAGCCGCAGCCGATGAGCTTGTCGAGCCCCTCTGCGCTGCCGATCACGTCATGGTGCAGGATGTTCCCGGTGTCCACCTCAATGCGGCATCCGCTGACGATCTCCTGCATGGTGTGTTTCTTCGCGGTCAGCTCCGCGCCGATCAGAGCCGCGACCGGCTTGACCGCATTGGTTAGCGCCGCCGACTGCGCGTCAGCGATGCCCGCCGCATCTCCCCGGACGTAGCTCGGCGGGATGCCGAACACCTGCGCTGCCCGGCTGATCGCTTCATCCGCCAATGTCTTGACCGCGCTCAGATCGTTGGTGTACGTTCCCGCCTTACTGCCGGACTGGGACACATACTCGTATCCGTCGAACAGCGGCAGAACCGCGTTTTTGTTGGCGAAATACCCCTTGAAGTAGTTGTTCATCAGCTCGCTGAACGTTTTCTCAAAGTTCTGATCGCCGCGAGCCCGCGTTCCTACTTTCAGAACACCGCGCTCTCCGCCTGCGTTCTGGAGCCGTTCCGCCGCAGACCGCATCAGCTTTTCATACTCCATCAGGGTCTGCTGGAGCCACGCCGCCCTTGCGTTGACCGGTGTCTGCAAATACAGCACATCGTCGGACGTGAAGCTCCTGTCCAGCATGAACCCGTCCCGGCTGATCTGGGAGAACACAGACTTGGTCATGGTCTTCTCCGCCTTGCTGAACGTCTCGGCGATGATGAGCTGACCGTCGCGCTGCTGAATGCAGAGCATCTCACCGGACAGCAGGAGCCGCGCCACAAGCTCACGCTTCCAGTCGGCAGCGTTCTGTTTCTTGTTCGGTCTGACGTTGAGTGACGCCCATTCCGCACCGAACACCTCGCGCCCGTTCCGGTATGTCCGGTACTCACAGACGGACAGGAGATTCGCGATCAGATGCACGACCGTAAACAGCGCATAGGCGTCAATTGCCATGCGCTCCTCGGCTTCGGCGCGGTAGCTGTCAACGTGATACAGCCCTGCCTTCGGGGGCTTGAACAGTCTGCCGAGCCAATCAATTACACCCAATATGCATCACTCCTTTCAGAAACGTAAAAAGCACCCGTTTTGCGGATGCCTTGCTGATTTATGAGACTTAAAGCGCAATTTTGCAGAAATATTGCAAAATGCTGTCTTAAAATTTCAATTTCTTCGGAATTATTTCACTTTCTGTTTTTCAGGGCTTTACTGAGCTTCTGCCTGTGCCGGAAGATGCGGACACGGTGCGCAAGCTCACAAATCCCCGCGCCGATGAGCAGCAGGAGAACGAGCCCCGCGCCGACATACATCAGTATGGTTTTCACGGAAAAGTATTGTTCTGCCATTTGAGTACCTCCGTTTTCGGCTGTTTTGATGATTAAGATTCACTTTTCTATGATCGTAACTGTATCTTGAATACCGTAGATGATAATCTGACGGTTACCGTCTTCATCTTCAAATTTGATCTTCCTGCCGCTTGCGTCGATTTCCAAATCAATCGTGCCGGAATAGGTGTAGATCATACGCCCGTCTTCAGCGGTGATCGTAATTGTCCGATGGATACCGCTGGAGTAGTTGCTTTTGATATCCTTTGAAAACCTCTTGAATCCGTTCGACTGTACACCAATAATGATGCACAATGCCGTCGCGAGGACGCCGACAACAGATGTGATAATAGCGGAAATTGTGTGGTCTAATGATACCAATGCACACACAACAATGAGTGTAATAACAAAAACAATAACGCCTATAGCTATCATAACACGCACCTCCGTTTTGACAAGTTGCACAAAATTGCCCCGCTGTTTTCTACACGTATTTGCACGTATATTTTCAAAATCCTATTGAAATACGTGTTAATACGTGCTATAATATATATAGGAGGTGAGGAGAACGGATGAAAAACAGCGAACTTAAAAAAATCCTGAAGAAAGGAGGCTGCTACATCATCCGGCACGGTAAGAAGCACGATATCTGGTACAGTCCAAAAACCGGAAACGAGCTTCAGGTTCTAAGGCACGACGCCAAAGAGGTTGCCACAGGAACCGCAAACGGCATCCTGAAAGACGCGGGGCTGAAATAAGCCCCGCCCTTCGGGGCAGCGCTCTCACTGGAAAATAGGAGGTATTACTATGGCAAAGTACGTTTTTCCCGCAGTATTCACACAGGAAGAGAACGGCTTGTTTGCAGTCAGATTTCCGGATCTGAAAGGCTGCTACACAAGCGGCGATTCTCTTGCCGATGCCGTAGAAATGGCTGAGGATGCACTGTGCCTGAAACTCTATGACATGGAGGAGAAAGGCGCAGAAATTCCGCAGGCATCCACCATCGCGGATGTCCAGAAGGATACAGACAGCATTGTTTCCTTTGTTGCCTGCGATACTCTGGAGTACCGCAAGTTCTACGACAAAAAGGCGGTCAAGAAAACACTGACCATTCCGAACTGGCTCAACGTCATCGCGGAACGTTCCGGTGTGAACTTCTCCGCCGTTCTGCAAGAAGCATTGATGGAAAAACTCCATCTCTCCTGAACACATCAAGCAAAGCCCTCAGCCTGACCGCTGGGGGCTTTCCTGTGGTCTCAGCCCGTCGAGCTTAAAGTCCTCCGGGAGCTTTGCCGACTGGAGCACACAGAACCCTGCGCCGGATTTGAACACGCACTCATCGCACCCGCGCTCGGCGCAGTATTGCCGGAGCAGATCCGCCGCACGGATTGCCTTACAGTCCGTCATCATATGATCCTCCTGCTAGTAAGTGTATACGCCCATCAGGTCAGACATTGGCGTCTGCTGATCCGCGTAGCTGTCCAGAACATCGGACACGATCTCGGCGGCGACAAATGCCTTGAACGTGTCCGTTTTTCTGCTCTTTGGTTCTATTTTGCCGTAGGTGTAATTTCCATGCGGTCCCGCTTCGGTCTTGGCGTTGTTCGTCATCCAGCGCATGACCGGGGAATCGCCCCATACAAAACGATGATTGACAAACCCGGACGTAATCAGCGGAATGCGGCGCATTTCGTCAGAAGGTCGGATTTTCACCACATTTTCAAAGCCTTTGTCGGCTGAAAAATTGATACTCAGAAGAGCATTTTTCAGGAAATTATACCTGAAGTCATCAGCTGCAATTTTCAGCACTTGCGCCTGCCGCTTTGCTGCTTCATTGGCAAGCCATACAACAGGCAGATCCGGCGGTATCTCGACTGCATCTACAAACGTGAGCAGCCCGCGTGCCTCCCATTCCCGCAGCGGTGCCTTGATGCGGTGCAGATCTGCGGACTGTGAACACACCCATGTGTGATGCACCCACACATCAGACTGCCCCACGCGCCAGAGCAAACCTGCACCCACAAAGTCATCTGCCTTTGCAAAGTCAATACCGCCGACGCACGGTCTGCCAATCAGACTGCTTTCCGGTATCGGCTGATTCGTGGCAAGAATATTCTCCCATGAGGTCACAGCGTTTTCCAGAATCTTTGCCGGACGGTTCATGCGCTTGGTCATGAATGCCGTATTCGATGCCGGATTCAGCTTGTACTGTGCATACTCCAGACGGAGCTGCTGCATCAGATGCGGTAGGTAGCGCAGGGACGGGTTCGCCTTGTGCCACATCCGTTCGTCGTCTACTTCCTCGTCCGCATCCAGACGACAAATAAACGGCAATGTTCCGTTGTCCGAAACCTCGCCGTTCAGGATTGCTATGCAGTTTGCGATCAGATCATCCAGAGGACCGCCCCGGACGTCGCCGTCGGTGGTCGTGATGGTCTGCCGTGGGTGTTTCTTCTTGCCGAGACCCGTTGTGGCAACGGTAATCAGCTTGTAATTCTCGTAGGCGTGATACTCGTCAAAATCCGTCTTGCCGGGTCTGCCGCCGTCCTTGGTTTTGGCGTTGGAAGTCCGGAACCGGAACTCCGAACCGGTGTCCGTGCAGACAATCAGCTCCTTCGTCCAGCGGAAATGCTTTTTCATTTTCGCTTCGTTGGCGTTCAGCATGTTCCACACGTCCGTGAAGGACTGCTTTGCCTGATCTTCCGATGTTGCGAAAATGTCAATGTGATATTCCGGAATGCCGTTGGTTTTGGTGAGCAGGCTGAAATCCTCAAATCCGAGATAACCGTTTTTGCCCGCACCTCTGCCGACGTAGATCACGAGGATCGGAAAGCGGAGTGTTCCGTCCGCCCGGTAGGTGCAGTTGTGCAGGGCAAAGCAGAAGATCTCCCACGGGAACAGCCCGAACGGGAAATACTTCTGGTAGCTCAGATAAGCTGTGAGCTGTTCCTCGTCAACGTAGATGTCCTCTGTCTGGAATACCTTTTCGACAAAGTCACAGAGCTGGAACTGCTCACGGCAGGAGGGATATTCACTGCTGCGGACAAGGGAAATATATTGCTGGATCTGGAGCGGGATGGTATTACAGCTCATCCTCCTCACCGTCCTGTACGTTGTCGGTGGTGATATTCAGCTGTGAGAGGATCTTGAGCATCTGCGCATTGACCCTGACACGCTGCTGGATCGAGGGGTTGTCCTTCTCCCCGCTCTGACCGCCGCCGTTATCATACGGGATGCGGATACCGTGCTCCTCGATGTCAGCGATCAGGAGCTGCTGCAGATCGTACAGTGCCATATAGTCGTTGACAAGATTGACGAATACGGGAGTCAGTGCACCTCGGCGCTGGAGCTGCTCTAACAGATTTTTCCGGATCGCATGGTATTCTCTGGAGTGCCGCTTCTTCGTCATAGACCACCCCCTCCTTTCATTCTGAGAGAAAATCCGAATTGTCGGG